AAAACCGACGATTATAAAAATTCTGCTGTTAAATATTATTTGAATAATGAAAATGGAGATGGATATAAGAAAACCTGTAACATTTTTGATTGTAAAAAAATCTACATTACGAGATTGGATTTACAAATATAACACAACTAAAAATCTTACAAGAAAAATCAGGAAACCCATTTCTTACAAAATAACCAGACCGCAAGTAAATACTGCGTTAGAATTATTGAAGAAGAACGAACAACTTACCATGCAAGAATTGGTTGTGGATATGAAACATCATTATTCTAATTTTGATATTACACCTCAATATTTAGGTCAAATTGTAAGAGATAATAACAAAACGAGAAAACGCGCCAGACACGAACATTTTCCAAAAGAAAGATACAGAAAACCGATTGAAAAACAAAGTGAAATGAATAAGTTTTATAGTAAGATGAAACAATATTCATTAGACAAAATTATTTGTTTAGATGAAACCAGTGTTGGTTCAGCATTGAAACCAACTTATAGTAGATGTAATTTAGGTAGGCGTTGTGTAATACAAACATCTAACCAATTTGTATTTCGTAAATTCACTTTATTAGTTGCTATCAGCAATTCGAAATGTGTTGGTAAAGAATTATATGAGAAAGGAGGTATGAATACTGAAAGATTGTTAGAATTTTTTGAAAAGCATATTTTTCCAAAATATAAAAATCACCTAATTATTTTAGATAATGCGAAAAGTCATAATAACGAAACAATTAAAAGTGCAATTACAAAAAGTGGTAATGACTATTTATTTTGTGTCCCATATACACCAAAAACTGATGCAATAGAGGCATACTTTAACCAAATAAAAACATATATGAAAAAGAATCGAAATGTACATAATTACGAACAATTAGAAAATAATATAGACAACGCTATTGGTAAAGTGAAACCACAAAATTATAAGAACTATTTTGAATATGCGTATAACTTGAAAGAAGGGATACAAATGGAACGGAAACCTTCGACGCGAAAGCGTAAATTAAAAAAATTATAAATAACATACTTAAAATTTATTAGTTATATTAAGTATATTATGAGATTAAAGAGTGAATTGTATAAAAAAGAACAGGGCGAAATTGTGGATAAAATTATTCATATTTTAGATTTGGAAAATAAGAATATATATACGCTTTATGAGTTGGATAAAAACGAAGAAATCCAATTAAAAATAATGGAACTAATACCAGAAATAAGAAAATGGTATTCCTTTAATGGAATAAAGGCAGTTGGCGAACCGAGTAAAATAAAAAGACCTTGGTTATCAATCATAAAACATTTGATAAAATCAAAATATAAGTTAGAAAGTAGGGATTTTCAACTTACTGAAAACGGACAACATATTAGAACACATATTTATACTTTTGAATTAATAATATATTAACCACCATTCTAAACTATTAATATCTGTTTCATCGTTATAAACTGGATAAACTCTATATTTATTTTTTTGCTTTGATTTTTGTGTATTTCCTCTAAAACCCCATTTTTTATTTTTTTCATAAATTTTAAATTCAGTATTTGTTCTAATTTTTTCTTCTTTATTAAATTGAGTAATACACTTATAAAACCCATCATCATCTTTAGTTTTTCGTTTTGGGCCATTTCCATACCCGTTTGGTTTCAAATTGATGTTAAACCATTTTTTAATTTCAGCAAAATGTTTCACTTTAATAATAGGTTGAGGTTCTTCTATTTCTTCTTCACTTTCTTCACTTGCTACTGAAAAACCATCATAATCTTTTGGATCATTAAATGTATTTTTACCAGTAAGAATACCATTTATACTTTTTGTTGTGCCTGAAATCCATTTAATAGTATTGTCTTCAAACTCGCTATTCCATAATTTTTCATATTTGACAATACTATCTATATTAGTATAACATATACTAGTACCATTATTATCATATCCTGTGTCTCGTCCTACTAATCCTTGAATAATAGTTGAGTCGCCAGGATTCTTATTATATCTGTCATATAAGATTCCAATATATCCCTTGTTTAACGTTTTAGCACATCTTAACATTTCTTTAATAAATATAAACGTATGTTTTTCTGGTTGGTTTATTAATGTTTTATTTATATCCACAATATAACTTTCTCCATCATATTTAATAAAATTATAAGTATCAATATTAAATATTTGTTTAAAATTTTTGATGGTTAAATCTTGTTCTAGTCCATTTTTAGTTCTAATAATATGATAACGAGGATTGTCGAACGTAATAATATCATTTTTTATTTCTTGAATATTTTCAAATACTGCTTCATCGACTTCTCCTGTCTTTTTATCGTAACCACATAAATCTTTGAATTGTTTTACTCTACCCATTTCCAGTAAATTATATGAACTGACATATCCATCTCCAACATCTGCTAATATTTTAGTTGAGGCATCATTCCATTTCATTAAATCATATATTGTTCCGTCTGGAGTTGCGGTATATTCTATTATTTTAATATCATTTTCATATAATTTAGATTTATTTAACAATCCAGCATTTTTAAATGAATTGTGAATAGTTTGTCCTTTTTTTGCCGCAACTTGGATTTCATCCATCATGATAAGAATATTGTGTTTGTCTTTAATTTCCTTGGCAAATGTACTAGGTAATTGGCACCTATGAAACACCCTTGATTGTATGCTTTCGGGCATTCTTTCTTTTGTTTGTTCTTTCCATTCACAACTTGATAAACCAGTAATAATATATATATTTTCAATTGGTATCAAATTACTTGAATCTTCCAAATATTTTTTAATTGTAGAACACATGCTTCCGGTTTTACCTGATTGCGTTTTTGATACAACCATAATATTTATAATTTTTCTATTATTAAGATGTGTTACTACTTGTGATCCTATCATTTCTTGATTTTCAAAAATTACTGAATGACCTGATAATTTTAAAATTTCTAATTCATTAAGAACATTTTGTTTTCTTAGTTTCATTATATCTTGTTCTAATAAATTATAATCACAACGTACTCTTTTTGTGATAATTTTTTCCGTATTTTCTGATGAAATATTGTCACTCATTTAATTTTCATTATATAAATAAATTTAAATCAATTTTATAAACCCGAATACATTCCACAATTCGACACGATATTATTTAAAAAAAGAAACATAATGTATGTATCATAATTATATTTCAAGAAAAATTACGAAAAAAATGGAACACAACAAGGCTTCTTTTAGTGAACATAAAGATACATTGACCAAAATTGTAGACCAAATGGTACAAGATAATGCAAGCACTACGTTTGCGGACTATTATATTTATAAAGATTTGTTTGATTCTTTTACACATCAATTGGTTCACTTGGAACAACGTATTCACGAAGAAAAACCAAAAATAAATGTAGATGTGTCTCAATGCTTTGTAGAAGAATATAAGATAATGTTTATGAAAGAAAAACAAAAACAAAAACCTATTTTGGATTTATTAAAAAAATAGAAATAATATATATGAAAAAAACATTTAAGTATTTAAAATGTCATCCGAAATATAAAAGTATAAAGTCGTGTATCGATGACAAGTTAATATTAAAAATGAGACATACATGGAACAAGCGCCACCCGGATAAAAAAATTCATTCTAAACATATAAAGACCATAGAGACAAAATTAAAACATTATTTGAGTATATGTAAAGACCAAAAATGTTTATTGAATCGTACTTTGAAAAAGAAAATGAATTTATTTGCTCCTTATAGTCCCCCACAATGGAAAAAAGGAAAATCTATTTGGTTGGATAGCTTAGATATTATGAGAGTTATGAAACAATACGAAGAAACGTATCCTAATTTTGAGTTTATTGGACCTTCGCCCATAGATTTCGATACGAAAGTAAATATAAGTGAATGTGTGTGGCCGGAACTATGTTATTTTAGTATGAAAAAGAAAATGATGAAAAATATAAATAAAATAGGCATCATTTTCAATACTGACCCGCATTACGATGAAGGTTCGCATTGGGTCTGTATGTTTATCGATTTAGATAAAAACTATATTTTTTATTTTGATTCAAACGGTCACGCGCCTTGCGAAAAAATAAATATTTTTATAGATAGACTATTATCACAATGTAAAGAAATAAATAAATCTATGAATGTATATAATAATAAAAACACAAAACACCAATATGCTGACGGGGAATGCGGAATGTATGCGTTATATACGATTATTACATTATTGGAAAAAAAACATAATGTTTCTTATTTTAAGAATAAAAAAATACCTGATAAAAAAATGAATGATTACAGAAAGATATTTTTTAACGAGATATAATATAAAAAAAAGAACATAATGCTTATAATGAAAGAAGCCTTATGGAACGAATGTTTAAAAAATAATATATTCGAAGGATTTAGTGAATCTGAACTGCCCAATATTCAATCGGTCTTTGAAGAAACATATGAAGAAAATAGAGACATCCAACCAGCAGACTTTATGTATGTATTGAGTCAAAAACTGAAACAACAAAAAAAATTTGAATACAAAGATTTAATTCCTGAAAATAAACCTTCTATCATCGATTTTAGCGACAAATCGGAAGAAGAACCCATTGTGGATATAGATCGCCTTATCAGTGAAAAAGAAAAAGAAAGAGAAATATTATACAAAACAAATGAAACGTCAACGACCAATATTCCTTCAAATCAAGTAGTACCCCAACACGTAGAATCGCATAGTGTTCCCAATGTCGCGGTCGACCACGAACAACATTATAAATATCAAAATAAGATTTTAGAACAAATACTAGAATCCCAAATTAAAATATTAAAATATTTACAAAAAAAATAACATATATGTATAATGAAAAATAAAATACATAATTTATTATTTATAGGATTCTTATGCGTATTATTGTATAGTGTTTTATTTTATTTTACAAAAGAAGGATTTTCAGAAAGTGATAGTTATGGACAATGGGAATTATTGTTGAGACAAACGTATAATGATGAACACACCATTAGTCCATTTGAAGGTTTAACCACCGCCATAAATGCGGACGCTTTATATGATTCGTATGGCAAAATTACAAGTCCAAATTATTACAACTCTAAATTATTGTCAAATTATGATTTTAGCGATAAATATATTTTTAAACTAAATATGTATGAAAAATCAGAAAAAGAACTAACTGATGGTAGTGGATTGACCTGGTCGCAAGGATTTGATAATGATGGTAAAGCCACAAATGTAACCATTACAACTGACCCACCTCTGACTTTTTTGGGATTAGATAAAAACGTAGATGATGATAGTTATATTTTCAAACAAAACAACACAAACGACAATAATGATACTTATGTATTAGGGGCATCTAAAACATATTTGGATAATATATCTACCACAACATCCGGAGAGTCAATCATTCCTGGCGCAGATGCGACCAGTACTGTAGAAAAAACAGAATTATATTTATGGAACCCTCGTCCAAAAAATAAAAATACATTTAATGGAAATTATGATGATTTAACGATACAAAAAGTAGATATGAACGAAACGGAACATACTTATTTTTGGAATCAAAGCGAAGGAAATGCTGGCACAATAGATGAAGATGATTTACGTTATTCATATTGTTTTGGCAAATTAAAATGCAATGATAATATTTATGACCCAATAAAAAACGAGAATGATACTTATAAACCATATTGTAACTCCGATTCAATCAATAATCCAGTATATTGCGAAGGTTCGATTTTATATAATACTAGTTCCGAATCTTTAAAAAACGTACCTATGGATGATTTAGAATACGATATAATGGGAAAATATGCTTCTTACGATGATATAGAAACACAAGGAAAAAACTTTAATTTATTTAGAGGATTAACTACGCCTTATCCGAAAGATTATGTGGACCCAGAAATAAGCGGGAATGATGTCATTATAACGGAAAATGAAGTTGAAACAAAAATAAACATATGTGATTTTCTAGACAATCAGAATTTAGACAATGGAACCAATATCCAAGAAGAATGTAAAGAAAAAAGAAAATCCAAAAAAGACACACAAGAGATAACAATAGGCAAAAAATGTATTGCGGATTATGGAGATATGATAAATTCTAAATACGCCGACTATGTTTGCAAAGAAGGCGAAACTTGTATTGGGTATAAATGCGGCTCTCAATATGGTAATTGTAAGGCAACATTATTATAGTGTATTAATATAATGAAAAAAATAATTTTTTTATTATGTATTTTTGTTTTGTTGAGTTTATGGGTATGGGTATATA